AAATAGTATTAATAAAAAGCATTGGCAAGTAAGTTTTCATGTAGAAACTTTAGAAGTTACTAATCAAGCAGGTACTGCTCCAGGACAAATAATAACTTTTGGAACTGTAGAAGGATTTATACCTATAGGCTCTGTACTGCAATCAGATAACTTTAATGGTGACTTAAGTAATGGTACACAAGGTACACAAGGTTGGGGAATATCTAGAACTGGTAATGCTATTTTTAATGGTGTTAAAATAAGGGGCGAATTAAATGCTGATGATATAGATGCAGGAAGTATTGATGCTAGTCAAGTTGCTGTAACTAATATAAATGCTGATAATATAAATGCAGGAGATTTAAATGCTGATAGAATTAAAGGTGGTACTTTAACTGTTGAAGATGTAACTGTATCAGGTGCTTTTTCTGCAGTTAATCTTAATGCTGGAGTAATAATAAGTGTTCATTCTGGTAGTGGTGCAGGTGCAACTTTATTTACTTTTACTTCAGCAAATGAAGATGAGTTTAATACTGATATAGTTGTTATAGGTAGTACAA